AACCTGAGTGTTGGATAAATATATATCTGTAAGACCAGTCAATTTACCAAGCACAGAAATATCACCAGTAACCTGAGTGTTGGATAAATATATACCTGTAAGACCAGTCAATTTACCAAGCACAAAAATATCACCAGTAACCTGAGTGTTGGATAAATCTGCCTTTGTAAGACCAGTCAATTTACCAAGCGCAAAAATATCACCAGTAACCTGAGTGTTGAATAAATATATATTTGTGATATTTGGAGAATACTTCAGTGATTCTATATCGAAAGAAAGTTTACCTTTAAAATCTTTCCAATTTTGTGATAAGGAAATACCAATATAACTCAATGAATATTTTTCAGATACAACAATTTCATAATCACCATTGCTGTAATACACTAATGTTTCAGTATTAGCCGCAATATCCATTACCTTACCTTTATTTTCAGATAAAGTCTCATTCGTAAAGTGACCATCACCTATAATGCGAAGTTGGCTATCTTTAGTATTTCGTACACAAAATCTTTGTGAATCAGCAGTAGGAGACTCTACCTTGCTAACTTTAACCACGAACTCACCAATACGTAACAGAGAATCATTCTGTACAGAACCATTTAATTTTGTAATCAAACATTTTCCCATAATTATTTCTTTTTATATTATTTGTAATTCCATAAAACATCGCAAAAATCAATTCTCTTTTCTAGCCACATTTTGATTCTTTCCTTTGAATCATACATTCCGTTCGTATAATAGTTACCATCAGTTGTTGGTGTACTTCCTAAACAATCTTTTACACACTTATAATAGTAGTTATCATACCCACCATTACCATAACAAACAATAGTACCTACACTATAATTTGTTTCTGCATTATACGAATTTATAGATTCCAATTCACTCTTTGATAATGGTATGTATGGATTCCAATGCTCATCAAGATTTGTTGGCTTTCTATATGATGGAGAATTATTCCATTTAGTTACACTCCTTTTTAATGTATCAGAACCTAATCTGTCAAACCAATCATCAACTATTTTGTTTAGATTCTCTTTAGTTATGATACCATTGTCTCTAAGAGTTTTATACATAGTCCCAATCTCCTCTGCATATAATGACTTTATTACAAAAAGAGGATTTGTTGAATTAGAATCAAAAATCTCCCTAGACAATGATGAAGTCCACAATATTCCGTTCCATGCTTTTCCAAGACAAGAATCACAATCATAGATATTATATCCAACCTTTTTGTCATAGATGGTTATCTGAGCATTATTATACCATCCATCCTGATTATAAGTCAATTCACAGAATATGATATATGCTAACAAATTATCAACATCAAAAGATTTCTCTACAATCTTTTTCTTTTCCTCGTTAGTAGATGCAGAGTTTACTTCTGACTTATATGCCTGACACGCTTCTATAATAGCTTTTGTCTTAGCGGTATTTACCATATCCTTATTGGCAGCATTATAATCTACAGATGTGACTTTAAATTTATCAGTGCCAGTTGTTGCAGCATTTAATTTTGAGAATGTGTATTGCTGACCAGAAACAGTGTCTGTACCAATAAGCTCTCCCATGTGTGTATCAGCATCATATTCCTCGCCATCTACACAAATAAGTTTTTTAGGATTACGTATTTCTGCACTTATCCAATTAAAACTATCTCCATTAAACATACCTCCAACATTATCTATCAGAATGCTAGTATAGTCTTTTTTGTTCATGGAATAATTTTTTCTGTTCTTTTTAAGAGACCATATAAAGAGACCATAATACTCACCATTCAGATACACTTCGCAAGGAAATTGTGAAGGCATACATTTGGCTTGTGAAACATCGTTGTCCATATCACCAGTTCCACCTATAAGAACATTATCTGAACTTATGTGAAATCTGTTTGAACGTACATTAAGGAATGATGTGATTTGCTCACCAATTTCATAGCAAATTGGCTGTATTGATTTTAATGAATCCTTGTAGAAGGCTTTAAGATGGAAACCGTCCTGTGATACCCAATCACCGAACTTTATTTCAAACTCATTTCCACCCCAATCATCTGAAAACAAATCTATAGCACAAGATTTCATAGGGTCTGCCATAGTGCTAGCACCTTGTGCATTAAGATATGCTTTTATCTTGAAATAGTTTCCTGCAAAATCAAAGAACTCAATATAAGCTTTATCATTTACCAACTTTTTGCTGGGCATTTGATTAACACCAGTAATATTGATTACAGCCTTAGTAGGAATTGGTAATTCAAGAGCAGAATCATGCTTGTCATACCAGTCACTCCAATCAGTTTTACCTTTAATGTCAAACCCGTTTGCTTTAAGTGCATCTTGGATATTATTTACACTATTCCCTTGGAGATTGAGATTTGAAACATCAAGGTTAGTAACTTCCATATCATGCTCATGTTTTTTACCATCAGAATCACGATAAGACATTACCTTATCCTCTACATCAGTAACAATCTCCATTCTACCCTCTATGTCTTCCAAAGTACTATGAGCATCTGCTACATCTTCATCAATGAGAGATTTTCCTTCTTCTTTATCAACCTTAGCATCAATAGTCTCAGACTTCAAGTTATGAGAATAGTGACTACCATCATTGTAAGTAGCAGACAGAACTCTATCCTCTGCATCTTTCTCTACTGCAAGATATTCTGGATTCTCCTGCAAAGAGAAAATATCAAGAAGTTCTTTGAGATTAGAATCTATTGTACCTACCTTCTCCTGCAATGATGCAAGGTCTGATTGAAGCTGAGAGATAACTTGTTTCAAAGCATTGACTGCATGGATTTCACCAATTATTTCTCCGTCTCTTCTTATACCAAGAACTACCTTATCATCTTCATCAAGCCAAGCAGCAAAATATTCCTCGTTCTGAATGATGTGATACATTTCATTGAGAGGATAATAAGGCTCGCCAGTTGCTCTGTAGAAGCCAAACAAAACTCTATCCTCTGCATCTACTATAGCTTTGAGGAACTCTTCGTTCTCAATAACCCTGAACGGAGTATCTTGCACATTACCTTCCTCATCCTTGATAGTTGTCTTATCAAGGTTCTTGGCTACGTTGTCAAGATTAGCCAGTATATCTGTCAAAGATTGAGTGTTCTCAATGTTGGCAAAGAAGGTCTTCAACTCATTCATGGTGTCAATGACATTGGTTGTGTCCTCATCACCTATAAAGGTTGCTACTTTCTCTGCAAGCAGAGTTACCTGTTCCTGCAATCTATCCTCTACTGCGCTTGTCTTACCAAACCTTGGCGTACCATCCCATTCAATACCAAAGAGAAGTCTATCCTCTGCATCTACCTTGGCAAAGATAAATTCCTCATTCTGAATATAGCGGAAAGGGAGAGCAGACTGAGAGACTACCTTATCCTCTGAGTCACCGAACTCCTGAGAGATTGAAGTTTTGTTTATCTTAGAGCCTTGGAGTTCATCAACTGCACCTTGAACAGTTGCTGATACGAGTTGAGAGGAAGTATTATCATAGGTTACAGCCGTAGCTACACTGGCTCCACCAGTAGCAGTTACACCTTTGATAAGTTCTGTAATCTGATCATCACGAGTATTGAGCTTAGCCATATTTGCATCCAAGGATATATTCTTCTCATCCTGAGCAGACTTGTTGGCAGTAATCTGACTCTGATTTCTTTCTATCTGCTTGGTATGCTCAGATACAGTAGAGCTTAATGATTCGTGCTTGGAGCTTAAATCATTGTGTCTAGAATTGATGTTTTGGATTTCCTTTTCAACAGTCTGCGTATCTCCTTCAAGAAAGATTTGCTTGGCTGCACCTAGCTTGCCTTTCTTGGTCTTGACCTCAATTTCGTCTGTTAAATTTATACTCATAGTCTTATCTTTATACGTTTATGATATTACTAAATTCCATATAGTTGGAGTGAGAGGATTGGCTGTTCTGTATGCCTTGAAGCTGCCTAGAGTGTTGGTGATAGTCTGAGGCGCTGCAAGGGTTACATCAAATCCTGCACTGGTTACACGGCTGATTGAGAGATAGCTAGGTACTACCAACCAGATGTAATCATTATCCTTGGTGGTTACCTTTGGATTGAATGACACTCCTGTGGATGATACCTTGCTGAGGGTGTTGAGGATTTCAGCGGTCATTGTGGCTGCTGAGTTTCCTCCAAAGTAGCAGAGATAACGAGTCTGTGATGTACTCTTTCCAGTTCTACCCTTCTTGGTTACAGAAAACTTGAAGATTTCCCTTGCGCCCTCAATCGGAGTGGATAGATTTCCACTGGATGCAGGAGTGCTTGAAAGAGACTTTGGAGTGGCATCATTAATCTGCTTGCTGATAAGGAATGTATCAGGCACAAGTGGCTTTTCATCGCTGATGATGGAATAGCGAACATCAGTCTGCATTGTACCTACATTTGGATTGATACTGAATCCTAGCGTGATAGGATAAACCGTATCATTCAGCTTGGATAGATTCTCATCCACATTCTGAATGCTCTCTACCAATTCCTCAGGAAGACCAGTGGCAGCAGCTATCGTCTGCCGTAGTTCAGGATCAAGCTTCTCTACACCAATCGTTTTATCCTTCAGTTTGTCTTTGGTTATGGAGTTCACCGCCAACTTCTCATTGGTGACAGAGCCATCCTCATAATCTTCCGTTTTCATTTGAGGAACTTTCGTTCCCAACCTAATATCTTCTCTAAATGTAGGCATAACAAATTTCTTTTGGTTGAGTTGATGTAAAAATTTTGAGTTTGAATTGAGGGGAAGGTATGCGGATTCTAAAGCGGAAAGATTTATTATCCTTGTGCCTCTTTATTGGAACTCGATACCATTTATCATCACCGCAATTTTGCCGGATAACAACCTTCCCTGGGTTTACAAGACTGATTGTTAGGTAAACATTGCGATGAACGCTTAGTTCTTCTGACACCCAAGCATTTTCATTATCACTATATGATGTAGCTACCTTTTCCATCTTATTTAGTTTGATTAACACCCAGTTGCTGCAAAGCAATAGAATACATTTGATTAGCCTTAGAATCATCATAAGCAGAAAGAAGTAAAAATGCAATGTAGTAGATGAAGGCTCCCTGAAAATTGCTTGGAACATCAACCGATTCAGACGCGCCCGAACCTGTTGTACTAAGTGGGACTCCTACATAAGATACTGTCACGTCGTTAATCGTCTGATCATCTTCCTTTTTCGTTATTGGCTGAATAAGAATTTTCAGAGGCTTTACTCGCATGATGGCAGCCTGCGGTCTATCAACCGTTCCTTTTGCGGACTCATCGAACATTTCAAGAGCTGCATCGTCAGTATCTTCTACAGGAATAACAGCCTTATGCCAGCCTTTGGTGCGAACACGATTGATGTTAAAGACCGAAATATTATCGGGCATTGTTATCACTCCTATATCAGTATTACCATCAAATAACTCTACCGACATGCTTGTTGATGTGGTAGTAGAAGAACTGCTTTTGCTACTCGTTGTTGTCTTTTGGGCATCAGACGAAGAAGATAGCATAGAAGATGATGCAGCAGTAACTGCTATCCAACGCAAAGCATCAGGTATCTTAGCTTTAATGATATTGTCCATATATAAGTCGTCCTTTTCATCGCCACTTGTTATATTTAAGCGACTATTGGATTCCTCGTCTATGCACCAACGAACTTGTTTTATGATTTTATCTACGGTCATTACACCTTATTATATATATTACTCCTTGCCGTAATCCGGGAAAATAAGACCAGCCTTGTCTGCATGTTTCATAGCTGTTTCAAGAGTTCTGCAATCCTTGTCAAAACGGCTATTTACGTAATTGATAACCTCTTCGGCTGTACGAATGCCAGCTACCTCCTCCTTCTGAGCTTTCTTTGCAGGCTTCTTTGCATGACCTTCTTCCTGCAAAATATCCGACTCTTCAAGAGTTGTACGAATACAAGTAACCTTTCCACTCCTTACCAATTCATGGTTATCCAAAAGGTCTTGCGCATATTTGTTGCGAAGAGTAAGCTCTGGGTATTTGCGCATGTAAGTGTTGCCATGAGTAAAGTTGTAGCGCATAGAATTACCGCCAGCACCAGAAATCGTAAGGCTTACATTATTACACAGCTCGTTATATCTATATGTCTTAATCATTATTTTGTATTTTTATAACAAAGGGACAGGGCTATTAACTCCTGCCCCTCTGCGTGATTTTATATATTTTAAAGATGAAAAAGATACCTTATGCAGCAACGTCCATGCCGGCATACAAGTTCCACTTAGTACCATCGTACTCGTAAACCTTACCCTTCTCGTAGGTTGTCTCATCCTTGGTGTAATCCTCTGTTAAAGCCACCTTCATGCCCTTAGCAGCAGTATCAGGGAGAGTCTTCAGAGATATGATACTGTTCACGATGCCACTAACACCAAGGTTAGTGATGAATGCCTCTGGACCAACCAAGATAGAGTTGTAGCCACGAAGAGCAATACAATCTGCCTCAATGTGCATGTATCGCTTAGCCTCACGTGGATCGTAGCCATCCTTGCTCATGTCATTGGTCTTATCCTTGCCCTTCTCCTTCACGTAGTGACGAGCACCCTTCAAGTCCATACCAACCATACAGTCTTCCATGTGCATCATGTCAAGAGTCTGATCCCAAACGAAATCAATAGTACCGTAGTTATCAACGTAACGAGAGAAGGTTATGTCAATTTCCTTGTGGGTAGAAAGGACCTCGGTACGACCCTTAGGAATCTCAATGTTCATCAGGCGCTTGATTGCGTTCTTACCACAGAACATATAGATGTGGTCAGACTCAGAGAAGTCAGTAAACATCAACATACTGATAGCAGTCAAATCCTCGTACTTGTAAACATCACCGATACCATACTGGTTAGTCAGCTGATTCAAGATACCCTCTGCGAAGTAGGTGTACTCATCAGCACCGTCATTGGTGGTAGAGTGAATACGAGCCTTGGCACCCATCCAATAAGAACGCTCAGCACGCATCTTGTACTTGTTGAGTGCATCCTCCTTCATATCCTTCACGGTATGAGGAATTTTCTTCTTCATGGTCTCGAAGTCCTCGGTGAAGACAATAGAGAACGCTCGCTTCTGGAGATAAACATCAGCAGAACGTGGCTGGTAGTTCTCAGCAGGAACCTTCATCTGAGACTCAGAGAGCGCTGTAGAAGCTGCCAAAATAACTGTGCCAACAGGAATATCCGGGCAAGTCATGTTTTCCAAGAACTCGCAATCGGCATTCTCCTCATTAGCCTTACCATTGATAGCCTGCAATGTAACCTCAGTACCTGACTTATTGGCGCTGGTAACAAAGAGAACCAAACGACCTTCACGAACTGTAGTAGAGCCACGCTTGTAACCAGCTACGGTAGGAACAATAGCAGTAGAACCCTCGTAGAATGGCTTCAAAGAACCTGAGAAGTTGGTCTTGGTAAGCTTGATGGAAGCACCAGCAGCAATAGGCTGTGTAACCTCACCGTCTAAGGTCTCACCACCATAGCGTGCGTGCTTCTTCTTGTAGCCAGTACAAGGAACAGTTGTGGTAAACTTCTTGACGATAGAAAGGAGAGGTGTATGATATGGGCGGAACTTGGTTTCACCCGTGTCCCAGTCTTCCTCTTCAAGACCGCCTCGGTCCATCTGCGTAGCAGAAGCCTGCGTACCGGTCAATGACTGACCAGCCGCTTTACCACCAGGAGCAAGCAAGTCGTTCTTATCCTTATCTACCTGCTCATTGGCAGCAGTCTCTTCGGTTGTAGCAGGCTTAGAACCCGGCTCGTTCAAGTCAGGTTCAACATCATCACCAACAGCCATTACGCCACCGCCTGTAACAACAGCAAGAAGCATCAGAATCATCTTAAAGATGAACTGACGATCAGAAAAATAATTAATTACTTTCTTCATTATATACTTATATTTATGGATTAATAATCTTATGTTAACCGATATCATCAAAGAAGCTGGATGCTCTCTTCTTAGTTTTCTTCTTAGCTGGCGCGTTTCCTGCGCCCGAACTGGAGAGAGATGGAGGAATACCCTCAGTGCTTGAAGAGCGAACCTTGTTTTGTATCTTTTCGTTTCTTGCCTGCATAGCCGCTTCTTCACGTGCCGACGAAATATCAGAGTCGTAGTTGTAAGCGTTATTAAAGAGATTCCATGTGTCGGAAGAAATATTTCCCTCCTCTGCATCCTGTATCACTCCCCAAACCTTGCTCCAAAGCTCGTTAGCCTCCTCGTCAGAAAGACCAAGTTCTTGCAAAGACTCGTAAGACTTTCTCAGATTATCGTCTAACTGCTGGCTGTGCTTCTCTTGTTCAGCAACCTTTTCCTGGAACTTGGTAATCTGATCAGCAACCTTTTTAGCCAGTTCTTCATCTTCGAGAGCAGCCTTAACGTCAATACCCTGTGAAGCCATCCATTCGAATGGGTGCATACCTTTTCGGGTAGAATCAAGAACCATTGCAGCTAACCACTTGTTGTTGTCGAGCATTTTGGAGAGAGCCTGACCGCTTTCCTCGTATTTGGAAAGAGCGTCAGCATCATCATTCATCGCACCATAGCGAGCCTCTTTGTCCTCAAAATCAATATCTGAGTGACGCTTGGAGAAACGCTTGGAGAAAGCCGTGCGATTAGGTCTTTCGTCAACAGAAGGTGTTTCTGTTTCTTCTCCTGCTGGTGGCGCAACCTGTGCTCCACCCTCTTTGTTTAGTTTTTCTTGTTCTTCTTTTGTCATTTCGAATATGATACCTAATTAGAAGGAATTTTTATTTGTTTATAAACTCTTGCGCAAAGGTGCAAAAAATGATAGCTTGTAATTCTGTTATTTAACATGGTAGTAATCAGTAGGTTAAATAACCGAAAGTAAAGGCATGGAATAAAGTATTTTTGCATCCATAATTTAACAATGTAATATAAAATGGCAAAGGCAAGAATACTGACATTAAGTAAGGTTATGCCTCGTCGCAACAAATACGATTCTGTCAAGGCACGCAAAAGAAGGCAAGAACATAGCAATAAAGACTATGAGCTACTTTCCCGGTGTAGGAATGCGTGGAACAACCTGAGTGGAGTAAGAGAGACCAGAGCAAGAACCTTGAGGTATTGTACTGGAGATCAATGGAGCGATGTTATCAAGGTGTATCATCATGGTTGTTGGGAGTATATGACCGAGCGTGAGTATATGGAGACAAGAAACCAGACTCCTATGAGCAACAATATCATGGTGAGCATCTTGGAATCTATAGCAGGACTCTATGCGAAACAAGGAACGGAACCTGTATGTTTTGCGAGAGATAATGACTCCCGGCAACTGAGCGACATGATGAGTGCAACCATGCAGTGCAACTGGCAGACAACCGAAATGCAGGACGTACTGAATCACGCTATCAAGGATTACTTGATAGGTGGACAGATGTATGTTCGTGAGTCTTGGGAGGATAAGGATTTAGAAATGCCAGACTCATGGACGGAACTCATGGAACCAGACCACATGTTTTTCGAATGCGGAAGTGACCCACGACATAACGACATTAGCCTTATTGGTGTGCTTCACGATGTTAGTAAGGAAGATTTGTATCAGAAATTTGCGAGAGCAGAGTATGGTTTAACTATCGAAGACCTGAATAGAATCTTTGACATTCACGAAGGATATGATGAGGGGTATGGCTATGAGTTTAACAATGAAAAGGCATTAGCTAATATCAGCTTCGACACAACAAACAAAGGTAGCCATTATGTAAGAATCATTGAGGTTTGGACTACAGAAACAAAGCCGAGATTGCAGTGTTTTGATCCGATAGCAACGAGCGGGAACAATGCTTATTTTCGCATTGACATGGATGATACTGCCATGATAGCCAAGCTGAGAGCAGACAACATCAAGCGAAAAGCTCAGTATGACGAAATGGGAGTGCCGGAAGATGAACGAGCCTACATTAAATCTTGGGAGGTTGCTGACAAGTACTGGTATTACACCTATATGGCTACAGATGGAACTATCCTATGCCAGGGCGAGACCCCATACGACTACAAGAGTCATCCTTTCACGATGAAGCTTTATCCGTACATCAACGGAGAGATTCATCCATTCTTGGCTAATATCATTGACCAGCAAAGATATATCAACCGCCTGATTGTGATGAACGATATGGCTATCAGAAGCAGCTTTAAGGGTTTCAAGATGATACCTACAAATGTGCTTAATGGCAGAACTCCAGAGCAATTTATGGAAGAAGCTATTGAGTATGATGGATGGATATTCTATAAACCATCTGCCAAGACTCCTAACCTTAGACCAGAGGTTATTACTTCGAACGCAGTCAATATCGGCACGAATGAACTTCTGCAAATTGAGTTGAACCTGATTAGAGAGGTTACAAACGTGAGTGGCGCATTGCAAGGAAAGACCCCTTCGGCTGGTACGTCGGCTGCACGATACGCACAGGAAAGTCAGAATGCCACAACGTCTTTGTTTACCATTCTTGCCGACATGGAGGCATTTACCGAAAAATTAGCAACCAAGAAGTGTATGACTATCCAACAGTATTACGAGAATGGGCGAAAGGTATTTAACAAGGACTCTGTTAACGCCCGATACTATGACAGGCTATCAGCAAGAGATGTTCATTTCAAGATAAGTATCAAGAATGCGGCTGCTACTGCAAGTTATCAGACTCAGATAAACGACAAGCTTGATTATCTCCTGTCTATCGGTGCTATCAATATCGTTCAGTACTTACAGAATATCAATGCTCCATTTGCAGACAAGTTGCTATCAAGCGTACAGGAGCAGCAGGCTCAACTCGAACAGATGTATCAGCAGCAACAACAATTAGCAATGGCACAAGGCGGTGGACAGGTAGAGAACGGAGTTGTTCAAGGTGCCGATCAGAACGCAGTGAATATGGCTCAGAACGCATTAGGTTTTAACAAAGCAGCATAAAGATTATGGCAGAGGAAACGAAATTGATAACAATCAGCATGGAGTCCATCGAAAGCGATGTGACGAAACAGGTTTCTGTTATCGCAAAGAGGCAGAAAGACAAGAATGGAGATTCTCTGTTTGGAAGCACAACTCTATCGGTAGTGGAGAAAACGGTAATAAGGCAATATATAGAATCAGCAATTCGTAGTTTCGCTGGCGAATTAGCACCAGTTGTAAAAACCTACATTGATTCTTCGCTTCCTGCATCAGTCACATTCAATGTTATCAGGTTGAATGAAGGGCACAAGAATGCTTTCGAGAGTTGTTTTTGGGGATATGTGAGGGCATATACAACCTATATGGTATTGACTTTGAGCAGTACGGAGCAAGCCAAAGTTTATTCGGATGAAGCAGATGCGCTTTTGAAATCTGCAATAAAACTGGTATTTGACAAAGAGGCTCCTTCGGCTGGAGCTAAAACACTGAAAGATATGACAGGCTCCATGGAGAGTGACCCCACAGTTAGAAACTAATAAATAAGTAAAGATATGATATTAAAATTTCAAATTATCAAATCGGTAGTAGTTGACGAGGTTAAGAGAGCAACCTACCTAAAGGCTAAGATAGATGGAGCTACAGATGATAGAGCCATCAAAATGAGTTTTAATGAAGCAGCTGGTGACGAGGCTGTTCACGAAAATACGCTGACGCACGATTTTCAATCTGCATTGGAGATAACAAAGGTTATACTTGCAGACTATCTGGCTCCAAACGCTCAGACATCAGGCGATAATGTTATATACTATAACGATAAAGAAGATGATATAGTAGAGTTTGTTATTGTCGTATCACGCAGATGCAATGGAACGCTCTCTGATACTTTGGCAAGATTGGTTGCAAAGTATGTAGAGGACTATATGATATACCAGTGGTGGTTAAAAACCACGAATCTCAAACAGGCAGAACCCTACTTGCAGTCATTGACTTTTGACGAACAGAATATTCGCAGATGCTTTGTATTGAGCGGTCCTGTAGTTCCAACTGTGCCATACACTAAGAATCTGACCGCCAAGGTGGATGGAAGTGATAATGGAGGCGGTGTAACCATCGAACTTGACAATAAAGAAACTACCCTATCCTATTCTATTGATGATAGTGCTGTAGATGACATTGAGGCAAGAAGCAGCGAACCAAGTATTCTTGAAGTACAAAGAAGCGTTGAGCCTCATGCTTTCTGTCTTGTGCCTGTAAATACTGGCGTAGCAACAGTAACCATTTTCTCCCGACATAGCGATAATCTAAAGAGGGAGATTGAAATAACCGTAACTAAGGAGGAATAATATGGAGTTTAACCCTTTGCACCCAACACATATATTTAGAGAAAAGGGGTGGGAGCCAATGCCAAACCCTTTTCTTCCTAAACCACCAAGACCTGCACACAGGTATTCGGACAAGCATATATTTGTGTATGCTGATCAGCTTTGGTATGACATAGATGCTACTACCAACATGATAGGTAGAGCCAGACGTGGCAGCCAAACCAACCAAGATGAAAATATTCCTACAAGTGAGAATGACCACGAGCGACCTCTTTTCTATCGCTGGTTTGACAAGTATCTCAGTAAGGTAGAATCCTTGCTAACTGCCTATATTATGAAACCTGAGGGACGAGTAAGGGACAATTCGCTAAAAGAATGGGATGAAAAGGAACTCTGGCTTCGAATGCCTGATTATTGGGATGACGCAAGGTATGACAGTTTAGTGAAAGCTATACATGACTACATTGTTACAGGAGCATTGTATGAGTATTTCCTACTTACACTTACAAGCAAAGACCCTATCACGATAGATAAGGCTTCACAACTTGACGAGCAGGAGCTGGAAGTAATAGATGCGGCTAACGCAACAATCCCTGGGGCAATGGTAAGACAACTTAAACCATTTGGATAAGGAGGTTTACGATGGATGAATTTAGTGATTTCAAAAGCGTAAGGGAGATAAATCGAGAGAAGAAAGAGAAGGCAAAGAGCCTTCTTCCTTCCAAAAAGAGTGCTCAAAAGGAGTATCTTAGGGATTTCTTGGCAAGAAATCAGGAGAAATTTGAAACTTGCATGGACCAGCTGGCAGAATACGACCCGAAAACTTATGCCACTATCTACAAGGATCTGATGAAACACATGATACCAAAACAGAGCGAGGTAAGTGTTTCTCATGGCTTGGACGAAGATTTCAAGCAACTTATGGCTTTAGGAATGACGACAGTGGAGGATGATGAGGAAGGTGTGAATGTGATAGATGTAAGGAGCGCACCTAAAATCACCGATGCAGACTTTGAAGAACTAAACGATTTAGTAGATGGCTCATGTAACTAATGAAGAAATAGACAAGCTTGTTGAAGAAAACAACAGACGGTATGAAGAAGTCTTTGGTCCATACGACCCCATAACAGGATTGAACTGTTATGACTTCGAACATCGTGTGCTGATAGAGCTGCCTGACTTCTTCATTCCTAAGATGTGGGTTCCGAAAAAAACTGCCAAGTCTGTTTTGTTCCGTGGTCTGAGAAAGATGAAAAGCCTGAAAGACTATATCCTATACGTACAACACGCAGCAGACGACGTGCAACATTTTCAGATGCTTACCTTTGCCATCTGTAGAACACGATTCTTGGAGGACCCAGAGTTTGCGATGTATGTGACGGATAAGATTGAGGACAAAAAGACTGGTAAAATGATACCTTTCAAGTTGAATTATCCTCAACGAAAGTTGCTGAAAATCTTGGAGGATTTAAGAACGAGCCACAAACCAGCCTTTGTTGTCATTCTGAAAGCAAGACAGTGGGGTGGTTCTACCCTATCCCAGCTCTACATCAAGTGGATTCAAGACTACAGACATGATGGATGGAATGCTATTGTGTTAGCTCAGCAGAAGAATACTGCCAAGAAAATCAAGGCGATGTACCGAAAGGCATTGGAACGTCAGCCGGGATGGACGGTTGGCTATCCGGGAGCAAAGCTGCAATTCTCTCCATACGAGAACTCACCTGACGATTTCCAAGTAACAGATGGTATTAAGGCGATAAGGCGAAGTACCTTGACAGTGGCTTCATTCGAGAACTTTGATTCTGTGCGTGGTAGCAACTTCCATTGTGCCCACTATTCAGAGGTAGCCTACTGGAAGAAAACACCAGAGCATGATCCTGAAGGTGTGATTTCTTCTATTTCTGGTGGTATTGACCCATTGGAAGATAATGTGGAGATATTCGAGAGTACTGGTAGAGGTAACTCTGGTTTCTTCTATGATAAGTGCCAGTTAGCTATGGACCCGAAGAACAACGACGCTTACTCGTTCCTGTTCATTCCTTGCTTCTTCATCGAAAAGGATATGACGGAGGTAGAAGATACGAGAGCATTTGCAAGATGGTTACTGCAGAACAGAGACAGAAGCTCATGCCCTAAAGGTTATCGAGAGACAGGAAAGTTCTTCTGGAGAATGTGGCAAAAGGGTGCTTGTTTCCAAGCTATCGAGTGGTACAGAAACTACCGTAACAAATTTACTTCCCATGCTGCCTGTGCTACCGAGGCTCCTATTGATGAGGAGGACGCTTTCCGAAACTCTGGTAGATTGGTATTCAGTCCTTACGCAATAGACGACCTACAGGCTGCCTATAAGAAAGACCCGGAATATACTGCTGATATTTGCATTGACATCAGCACAAAGAACGATAATACCATCAGCAACTCCAAGATTAAACTTAGGGATGATGGAGAGGGCGACCTCAAAATTTGGGAAGTTCCTACAATCTTGCAGGTGGAGAATAGGTATTTGGTAAGTGTTGATATTGGTGGTAAATCTACCACATCTGACTATACCGTAATGACCGTGATAGACCGATTCGGTATGATACCAACCATTAACGGAAAGCCAAAGATTGTGGCAAGATACAGAGGGCACGTAAGGCATGATAAGTTGGCATGGATGGCTGCTGCCCTGGCTCATTACTACAATGATGCGTTACTGGTTATTGAGAGTAATACGGCTGACCGGGAGAAGAACAACAATACAGAGGGAGACCACTTCCTGACCATTATTCAAGAAATAGCTGACTATTACGATAATCTATATCAGCGAACCAGTAGTTCGGAAAATGTGGAAGAAAACGTTCTTGCCAAGTACGGATTCCAAACCAACAAGTTGACCAAGCAACAGATAATCGACAACTTGGAACACTTTGTGGATGATATGCTCTGGGTAGAACCTGACAAGGAAATGTACCATGAGCTTAGAATTTACGAAAGACACGATGATGGAAGTCTTGGTAATATCGTGGGTAACGGAAACCATGATGATGTTGTGATGAGTACCGCCATTGGCTTGTTCGTAAGCCTCACGGATATGGAGAAGCCTTACTGGAAGAAGAAGGAAAAGATATACAAAGGTGGCGATGGTGTTCATACTGTAGCCAAAATTTAAAACTGATAATATATGGAAAGAATTACCGAAAGAAAGACTCTTAGCTTTAATAAGGGCATGACAAATGTTCCGAGCGACCTGCTTTCAGATGATAGCGAGTTGCTGGAGAGTGATGGATTCATCTTTAAGGATGGAGAAATGAAGCCTATTCAGAAGCCTGTAAAGATTAAAGCATTATATAATGGAGAAGATATTGGATTAAATGATGCTACGATAATGTATGTTCACAAGATGGCTGATTATAAATGTATCATTACCAAATTAGAGCACACAGACTCCATTATCTGTTACAAAATGAATGGAGACCAGATAGATATTAATAGCGGACAGTCATTTAGTATTGGAGCGCCATCAGATATTAAGAGTGTGGGAAATACTTTGGTGTGCGCAACAGAAAAGGGAATACATTACTTATTATATAAAGGTGGGAAATATGTGGATTTAGGAACGGAATTACCAAAGCCAAAGGTGGAGTTTTACACCGATGGAACGGTTGATAACTGGCAGAAGGATCAGGATGATTTGAAGAAAGATTCATTCATGTGCAACATCAAGAGCTTTGTTGACGAGAATAATCGTTATGCCTATTATGAGCCATTTATTGGAGGTAACGCTGAAGCTTACGAGCTGCACAGTACAGGACTTGGTGCTGATCCGGATTACTATCTCGCAGAGTTGTATATTGCCCATACAGTAAAGCAGGACAAAGAGACCGATTTCAAAAATGCTGTTGTCGGTCATGTCGAACAGATGATAAACTGGGTGAAAGACAAGAATAAATTCGCCTTCCCATTCTTCGTGAGATTCGCTTTGAAGATGTTTGACGGAAGCTATACTCGTATTTCCAATCCTATCATCTGTTATCCTTCAATCATCCGTAACTGTAAGTTCGTTCAGATGTATAAGGGAAACAAGAGTTACTACAAGGAAGAAGACGGAGTAAATGGTAGCGGCATGTACATGTATCACATCGCTTATAGCGGTCTTTTCTTCAAGGCATCCATCGAAAACAAGGAAAACTGGTCGGATATTATAAAGGAAATCGTAGTTTTCGCAACAGACGATGTTAAGTCTTTCGAGTTGAATGGAGATTGGAAGTTCAAGGACCCTATGGATGTCAACAAGACCGTATTCTACAATGGAGGTGGTACCTATCATGAAAACGTGTTAGATTTCAGACATTATAATTACAGAGGTGATGGTTATCACCCACTTGCCTCAGAATGGATTATGCCTGTATTCAAGACAGAGGATAAAATTATAAAGGAGCTGCTCAATAAGACTCAGTTCTACAAGTTGTTCTCATTGGATATGAACTCTAAATATCTTGATGGCGAGTGGCACGATTCGTCAGCCAAAAACGAATCTGCATCAGACGTTAATATTATCGAAGATGACGTTGTTTCTAACTTAACCGAACAGGAGCAACTCAAAGTGGATGATTACTATGGGTGGACTAAACTCGTGGCAGATAAGTTATTTGTGTATAATAGTAGAATCAATACGATTGGCTTAAAACGATATCCATTTAAGGGTTTCAACTTCTTTACAGAAAACAAGACCCCAGGAGGTTATAGTTATGAATACTTTGTGCATATCGTAACTACAGATATAGATACATGGGTAAAATCTGACAAAAACGATAATGTTGACCCTATAGTATTCACAGGATGGCTATATTATCCTGATCCAAATGCGAAAGAAATGCTTATTCGTAGAGTTGACGGTACAGGTACGTTTGGCTGGAGAGTATCTTTGAGTCAGCACAAAATGCTAAATGGTGCTTACAGTTTTGCAAATCTCCCACACTCAAGCAAGAATATTTCTATTTCAAGCATAAATGTGCCTGATGTGACAGGTGGGTATGAAGATTTAAACTCTCAGATTTTCACATCTGTAGTCAACAATCCATTTGTATTTGAGGCATCAGGAGATAATACAGTAGGTACAGGAAAGATATTGGGAATTATTGCCAATACAGAGGCGGTAAGCCAAGGTCAGTTTGGTCAATATCCATTGATGGTGTTCACGGATGAAGGTATATACGGAATGTCGGTTAACTCAGAGGGTCTTTATTCTGCTTCTTATCCAATATCAAGAGAGGTGAGCAATGAAAACTCTCCACTTGTTCCAACAGACAGACTTGTGTTCTTTACCTCAAAGAAAGGATTGATGGCTGCAAGTGGTGGTTCGGTAGCTTGCATGAGCGAACAATTAAAGGGTCGTACCTCGAATGGAGCGAATATTACATCAGAAGGAAGATTCTTGGATTTTATCAAAGACTGCATGATAGCCTACGATTACAGAGATTCCCTCTTGCGTATCTATAATAAGAGTAAGTCTTATCAGTATATATATAATATGGTGGATAAGACTTTCTCGGTAGTAAGTAACGATGTATTTGTGAAAGCGGTGGTTAATGATTACCCGGATAACCTGATACAAGATACAGAAGGGAACGTATATACACTTACTGGCAAACCAGACGTTTTTGATGATGATAGACTGTATAGTGGTGAGATTATCACAAGACCATTGAAATTAGGTGGCTCTATGATTTTGAAATCAATAAGAGACATCAAGCATCTTTGCGATACTATTAACGGCACGCTGCAGTTAGAAATATTCGGAAGCAACGATTGCAGAGAATGGACGCAGTTGACCTCCACAGGAGGCAAGCCGTATAAGTACTATACATTCAAGTATATTTTCAATAACTTCTTGGCTGGAGATTCCTTTGCAGGAAGTGTGGTGGAGATACAGAGAAGAAGAGAGGATAAAATGAGATAAATCCATTTTATAATTTTAGATAACATAAAACGCAAAAAGAAGGCGGCTGCTTATCACAAGTAGTCGCCTTCAAACATTTAAAACGTATGGTAAAATCTATTATGTAAATAGCCTATAAAAAAGCCTATTAAGAAAGTGTACAAATGTAATATTCCATTCACATTACTAAGAAGCATGGTAAAGAATATGAAAGGCATTGCAGTCCTAACGGCATCTTTCCATCTTCCTGTTTCTCCCCACATAAGCCCAAAGGCAGAAAAGAGAAAACCAGATAAGCCCATTGTAGGCTCGTTTGTGAACGTAGGCAGGAAGCTGGCAAGTGTGGCAATAACCAGAGACTCGATCAATCTTATTCTGCCCTTTATCTGCCATAAGACAAGCAAGTTGATGGTAAGATGGAAGCCATTGGCATGAAAGAAGCTATATATGAAATGGTTAAGGAGACTACAACCCTCATAAAAACCTATGTGCCAAGTGCTGCATATCAAACAAGCGATAGTAAGAGAGAACTTAACGATGAAGTTTCTTGCCGTAAACATCTTTATGATGGTAATCTTTTCCATATTTCTTGCAAGCATTAAATGTGATTCTGAGGTTGCTTTCTGTGATAAAGAACTCCGGTGCTGGTCTTGTTACGAGAAACTGACAGATGAACCAAAGGGATTTTCCGATGTATTCTCTCTGTTGGGTCATAACCTGTAGCTCATCGAACATAGACAGATACATTCTACGTATGTGAGGTTTGAGTTTGTCGAGTTTAGAAAAGTCGCCACGAATAAGCGGGCTGAGCATTTCGTGAGCCTGCTTGGGTGTGACATAATACCTTGGAGCCTGATGCTCGATAGTTTTCACCCAGGCTTCATGTTGAGAATGACAATGAGTACAGACCTCCCTGTAAGCTGCCATTAAATCTTCTCTTTGTTTTTTTACTAAGTCAAAACTTCTTCTCGACATACGCTTTACCTGTTTATTGCGCACAAAGATACATATTATTTAGATTATTTCCAAATAAACGCATAAAGATTTAAATAAGTTTAATATCAGCGGGTTATGTTTTGATTTTCGAAATAAAAAGTTTAATTTTGCAATGATTTAAAATATTTAAGAGCTATTTTCTAATTGTTTGAATTTAAAACGGGGTAATTAATTATAAAGTATAAGTAAATATGGAGAAAAACAATGAATCGTCCATTCTATCGCAAGAAGAATTGGCTTATGTCAGGCAGAACCTGCTGAACAGGAAGATCTACAGGTTCTATGAACTATTAGCAAAGTGGGCACCTATACCTTTGATGTTAGGGCATTGGTATGGAGTTTGGGACTATGGCAACTATACACGTCCTGTAATCCTTGACACAGATAATAATGGTTATTGTATTATCTGGATTTACATCTTATCATATATTTATATGCCACTCTGTATGATACCAGTAAGTTTCTTCTTTCACTACTGCTGGATATACAGGATTCCCTTCTTCTATTTCATCAGAATAAATGCTATCAGAATCTACTATCAACACTGGCTGATTACACCAGAACAACTTCCGATGCATCATGTTTTTATTATTTTCACTTTAATTTTATACGCTTATGGTTTCATTAAGATTGCTTTCCAAAGCAAGAAATGCCGTTAGAATGTTGGAGAACGGCGAGTGTGGTCTTGACAAGATTCAGACGGAGGCTGCAATGAGAGAGTTAGAGTATTACATGACTGGAGTTAGCCACTTTGACGAACTATCTGCAAGAGGTTGTATCGCCAAGATGTACTACTATGTAGGAGATACTCAAAAGGCTTTTGCTCCTTTTGTGGACTATCAATCTGCAAAGGATTACTACGAGAGGGTAAAAGATGATATTCTGGACTACAATCTATGGGATTTCTCGGTAACATTGAACCTGATGTATTCGGACCATTCAGAGGTTGTGAAGAAATGGACCAAGGGAGAGGAGAAACTAAAAGATAGAATGGTAGAGTTAGCCGTAAGCTGGCTGAATGACGAAGATACCAATCATCCATCTGATAAGATTTGGTGGTACATGAGCTGTTGTTAAATTACCACAAAACCAAGAAATAAACCATCTATCTTTGTAGCCATTATTAATTTATAATGGTTATTACATGGAAGAGATTATTCATACATTTTTGCAAGAGCATCTTTACAGGTCGGCACTCGTTATTGCTATCTGTATGGGTGCTCTTGTTATTTCTATGGCTGTAGATTTATTCTTCGGTATCAAAAAAGCGAAAGAGAATGGAGAAGCAACTACGAGTACAGGATTTAAAAAGACCTGTGACAAGGCAAGAAAATACTTTTCTCCATTCATGGTTATGGTCTGCATAGACCTTATCGCCTGCATCGTTCTTCCGTTCCCTATTTTCTCGATGATTTGGACTGGGTATTGTACCTTCTGTGAGTTCGTAAGCGTGAGAGAAAAGGCATGGAAGAAAGCTGAGATAAGAAAGCAAGAGAAGACGATAAGCATACTACTTGAAAACAAGGAGGATATTGCAAGGGCTTTCGCTCAGATCCTGAAAGAACAAGAAAAGAAAGGAGGGAAGTAGAATGAGAAAGATAAATAATATCTTTGTACATTGCACTGCTTCTTCGCAAAAATGGGGAGTCAAGGAACTTTGGGCAGAATTTAAGGCTAAAGGATGGGTGAACCCCGGCTATCACTATATAATCACGATAGATGGCTCTATTCATCAGATGTTGCCTATAGAAATGGTAAGCAATGGGGTGAAAGGTCACAATGCGACTGCTATCAATATTGCTTATGTGGGAGGTATTAACTCCAAAGGTAAACCTGTAGATAATAGAACTCAGGCGCAAAAACAGGCGATGATTACGCTATTGAAGCAGCTAAAGAAAAGATTCCCTGGAGCGCAAATTATGGGTCATAGAGATATTTGGGGTAGCGACCCAAAGAAGTGGAAAAAATGGTGTCCTTGCTTTGATGCAAAGACCGAATTATCACAATATTTTGATTAAAGGAATATAAAAATATAGGAGTTTGAGGCTTATGAAATGGATATTTGTCTTTTTAGTTTGTCTGCTTTCTCTTACAAGTTGTAAGACTAAGTATGTGAGCGTGCCCGAATATCACAAGGAGTATATTGTGAAAACTGATACCTTTGCGAAGCTGGATAGCGTCTATGTGAAGGACTCTGTTTTCATGTATCAGAAAGGCGATACGGTTATCGTCAACAAGATAAAGTATCAAGATAAGTTCCGCTATATATATAAGGTGAAAGTTGATACCTTTATCAAGACGGACTCTGTTTCTGTTCCTTATCCTGTACAAAGAGAATTGACCAAGAATGAGAAAAGGATGATAAGCCTTGGTAGATTGTTCTTGACTTTTCTATTCGTGGTTGCCATGGGTGCGTTAGGGTTTATATATTGGTATCGAAACAAAAGATGTTAGCCTATGGGAATTTCTAAAGAACTGCAGGCTATAGATGCCATACTTCTTGAATTGCACGAAAGGATTCGATCAGGTAGGTGTCTTACCAATAAGCAGCAAAACATCATGATGCTCAACTTTCTGCATACGATAAGCAATAAGGATGAGCCGATGAGCAAGACGCAAGCCTACAAGTATATCGGTATTTCGAGAGCAACCTTTGACAGGCTTGTTATAAGTGGCGATATTCCAAAAGGCAAGAAAACTCTTGGGTTCACGGAACTGGTATGGTATGCCAGAGATTTGGACCCGGTAATAGATAGATTGTTAAGTAAAAAGGTGAAATAGGTTTAAGTGATTTATTAGTTGTGTTTAGTTTAGACGGAAAATCCCCACTCAACCGTGATGGCTGGGTGGGGATTGAAAGTATATTATCCTTTCTGATAGAGATTTGATTTCTCTGTAGATGAAGTCATACACATCTTTGTTGATAATTTTATGTCTTGCTCCTGCTTTGTCATAACTTTGCAGCCAAGATGCTTATTAAAATACTTTAAGTCCTTACCGTTAATCACTCTATCCGTAACAAATCGGTTATGTTGCAAAATACGAGACGATGCTATAGTTCGGGAATATGCCATCTGCATGGCAGACAGACTTTCATGGTATTCTTCCAATGTTTTGTCTATCTCATAACCGACAAAGTTTCTATCACTGTCTAATGCGGCTTGCATTGTCGTTCCAAGACCAAGGAATGGGTCGAGTACCGTGTCTCCCTTGCACGAATACATGTTGATAAGCCGGTAAGGTATTTCGTAAGGGAAGGCTGCGCTTCTTGTTCGAGATTTTCCGTCAGGCATCTTCTGCTTTGCACCCTTCACGTTCCAGGTGTCAGAAAACCAAACATTGCGTTCTTCCCAAAAGAATGCGCTTTGTCTTCTAATTTTCTTTTCCTCCTCGGTCTTAAACTTTCGACTTTTACCCTTTCTAAATATTAGTATATATTCGTGTTCGAGGGTGACATAAGCACCACAGGGAAGCATACCACTTCCCATAAACTTATTTGGGGCATTGGTTTGCTTTCTCCAAATAACGCATGGAAGTTCCGTAAAACCAAGGATTCTGCAAAATTGCGATATTTTCGCATGGTTATTGAACAACTGGAAGTTTCCATTGATAGTTCTTGTAGCATCTCCTATATTGATACAAAGGAAACCTCCTTCTGAAAGAACCCTGTAACACTCCCTCCATATATTGTTGAGTATTCCGTGCATTAAATCGAAAGATACAGATGGATTATCTGCAAAGTTGTACGCAATTGCCTTATTTTGACTTGCAAATATATCGTCCCACATTTCTACCATTGGATATGGAGGCGATGTTACTACAATATTGATGCTTTCATCTGCCAACTCTCCCATATTGCATGCCGACTTATAATAGATATTTCTTTTCATACGCTACTCGAATTTAATGACAAAAAATTCCTTATCAAGCCACTTATCAGGGCATAAGCCTTTCTTAGGTTTCCCGATGGTGATGCTCTCAATCTCCTTCTCAATTCGTGGACTATCCTTGCGGTAGCCGTTGATAAAGAGGACATGAGTGTATGGTTTGTATTCCGGCTCACCTATCACAATAGTATAACCGCCAAACTCATCGAAAAGCACCTCACCGCTTTCGGCTTGTTGGTTTACCAGTCGGGAAGCCCAATAAGGTTTTATCTCCCGATACTCCTCAGTCTTTTCGCCCGACACTATCATATCAAACCACTGCTTGCTGACTGTGAGGGTCAATACTTTCTTCTTCATCCTTACACCTCCTCCCAGTCTGTTGCGAGAATATCCTCAGAATCATTGAATACGCAAGGGAATATTTGTTCATCACATCTAGCCCAAATAGTCATACCGACAATATAGATATAAGCTCCACATTCTTCCCAAATTACCCTTCTCACTTTCTTCTCCTCCTTCATTCTTCTCAGAGCCTCTGAGAAGTCAAATATTTCCTTCTTCATTTCTTATTTCTTTTTAACTACTTCTTTTTAATTCTATTCTCGTGACAGCGGATCATACGTTTATAAAATTCTATCATCTTTTTATTAACGAAAACAGTATCATATTTACCTATATAGTAATCTCCATTTAAGAGTTCGCTGACGTGTATTCGTACAACGTCTTGCGTCCAGTTATCTATAAAAAGATAATAGGTTTCACGATTAGGGTGTACCATAAGGTACTCGTAGAAGTGGAAATTATCATTTTTAATAAATGTCACTCCACAACCTTTTGTTAACTGACTTATGTCTTTTAATACTTCCATATCTATTTCTCCTTTGCTTTAACGTTATACACTCCATCAATGACCTCTACTTCATAACAATCGGGACAATAGTGTTTGCCATCTATCATTTCCCAATCAGAGTAGTCACCAATATCAACTTCTTTGTTACTGAATAGTGCAGAGCAAGTATCTGTACCTCCAAATACTTCTCCGCATTTATCACAAACAATCTGATACATTGTAATCGGTCTATACATAAGCTATTCTTCTTTAAGTTCTACCGGCTCATCGCTCCAAGACAATTCTCTTCCGATGAGTTTCTTTATACTGCCCTTTGGAAGATGAAATATAGAATAACCAATCCAATAGTCTCCAACTCTAAATGGTTCTGTTCGTGAGATTAATTCCTCACCGATTTTATCAACTGACACCCATGCCATAACTATTCCTCCACTTTCACGCCAAATGGAGTACCATCGGCAAATTTTATTTTAAACAAATCCGTAGCAGTGACAAATCCAATCACACCATTATTTCTATCACCAATAACAATCCCTTCATTATCTATAAATATGATTAAGCTGTTAACCTCACCATTTTGTGATATTAGCCACCCGAATGGCTGATGCTTTAGCATTTCTGATCGGCACTCTTTTGCATCCTTGAATGGGCGGTACTTTGGTCCTGGCTTGATGCGATAATTTTTTTGGATCACAGTCAAAATGTGGCAGCATAGCAGTTTTCCACATTTTCATAGTCTTATCAAAAATTTCAATTTCTTTTCCTTCTGCGTATGCCTGAATTATCGGCAATAGCTCTGTTGCTTCTTTACGATTCATACTTAATCCTCCAACTCTTTAAGTGCCAAGACTAACTCGTTTTGAATATGAATTGTAGTGCCTTCACTTAATTTTATCCTTTTTGAGCCAATCATCTTGGAAACATTATTAATGTGAATTATTGCTTTTTCTTTGTTCATTTCTTATCCTCCTTTGCCTTTAAGTATCTTCGCTTGAAACTTTTGAACTGTCTGTTTATAGCATAAGCCTCTTCATCAAATCCTTCATCTAAAGTACCAGACATAGCCATAAGGGATTCTGTTGCTTGAAAGAAAGCTTCAAAGTCCTTTTCTGTTACATTCATTTTTGCCATATTCTCTTCTTTTTACCCTCTCCCTGTTGCAGGAGAGGGTGGTTAGTTACTTGTTTTGAATACAACGATTCTCAAATTTCTTGTAAGCATCGAGATAGAACTCATTCTTGACTTTGTTGTATGTCACCTCGTAATACATGCCATCTGGAAGCGTTGTTGATAACAACCACTTCGCATTACCAAGAATGTAGCACTGCCATACTACAAACACTTCAAACTCTTGTTTTGAGTCACTCTTATCCAAGTGCTCCTCAACATACTTACGCACAAATTCACTTACTTTTTTGTTCATATTACTTGTATTTATGTTAGTTACTCAATTACTTCGATAAACTCTCCTTTTTGAAGTCGATAAAAAGTGTCAGCCTTGATGTTTTCGCCATCAACGTACTCTGTTTTAACGCACGCCGGTACATAGCGACTCTTCTCATTGTTCCATTTCCATTCTGATAGTGTTATCCATGAACCTGCTTTCGCTTTTGCCATAGAGTTGTTACCAGCGCACATGATAACAGAATCTTCTCCAGTGCTATCAATCTGAGCAGAGTAGCCTGATGAGCCAATCTGAGCACAGTCGCCTGATGAGCCAATCTGAGCACAGTAGCCTGATGAGCCAATCTTAGCACAGTCGCCTGATGAGCCAATCTTAGCACAGTCGCCTGATGAGCCAATCTGAGCAGAGTCGCCTGATGAGCCAATCTGAGCACAGTCGCCTGATGAGCCAATCTGAGCACAGTAGCCTGATGAGCCAATCTTAGCAGAGTAGCCTGATGAGCCAATCTGAGCACAGTCGCCTGATGAGCCAATCTGAGCAGAGTAGCCTGATGAGCCAATCTTAGCACAGTCGCCTGATGAGCCAATCTGAGCACAGTCGCCTGATGAGCCAATCTGAGCACAGTCGCCTGATGAGCCAATCTGAGCACAGTCGCCTGATGAGCCAATCTGTTTACTTCTGTCTCCGTTATCATTCAACGCACCATCTGTCTTAAACTTTGACGGTGAGGTGATATCTTTCAGCCACTCGACACCAACCTTAATGATGTCTGCCAGCTTCAACTCAGCCTTAATCTTGATATGTGAAGAACAAACCTTTGTCGAATTTCCTTCTTCATCAATCTTGCCAGACTGTTCTACTTCCGCAAAGCGAGAATTAAGCATATCGTAATAGTTCCACACTTCTAATGGATTTTTGCAAGCATGAAAACCTCGATTACAACACTTTATATCTCCATCCATTTCATATTCTTTTCCAACTTCGTACTGGAAGTCACGGCATCGCATATTCTTGTCGAATGCCTTGTACGATTTGATTACTTTTTCACTCATATCCTATCTAATTATATCCTTGCGGATGGTTATTACTCTACTACTTTTTCAAGTGAGAAATAATCAATTCCCCAAGCTTCGTTTGCGTATTGATAAGGTTCTCCGTTTTTTTTTATTTTTCGCATAAGAAAATGAACCTTGATTTCATTTTTGCCAAGCGAAAAAGCATCTTTTAGACGTTCTATGATAAAGATATTGCCATTTTTATCTTTCACCTTGTCACCTTCCTGAAAAGGTAACAAACTTAGAAAGTCGTTCATTATATCATTCTTCTTTTTGCGAAGCTCTGATATTTGTTTATCTGCCATCTTCAAACAACCTTCTATATTCTGTAATTCGTTGTATAACTCTATTTCTGTCATATTCTATCTATTTATGCCCGAAGGCGGTTAGTTACTTTAAATAATTATTTTTAATTTTATCTGGTAATTCAAATTGAATTTGAAATGTTCTACGTATAGGATAGCCTTGATTTACATACGTCTTCCCAAGATAAGCAGTAGTTGCAATACTTGCATATCCTAAATTACCATTGCTCTCATAACAAGTTACATCACAATTATCATATACTGTGTCTATATCTGCTATGATTTTTCTGAGTTCTCCTAATTTTATATCTCTATACTTTTAAGTTAACAACTTATTCTTATAATTATTATACACATCACATGGAAGAGTACAATAACAATATCTCGAATCTGATTCTTGACACTCTTTATATTTATTAAAAGGACACTTTGCCATACCTACACCTCCATGTTATTGTTTATTTTTAGCACCCAAAGAATGTGTTGAAATTGATGAATAAAATTAAATTCAAAAATTCTCACTCCTAATAGATATACGGCATAAGTTTTATCATCAAGGAGCATAAATATTCTAATATGCTCTTTTTTATAAATCCATGTAGCATCGTCAAATTCCCATCCGTTTTTATTTAAAATCTTAGGAGTGAGAGGGATTGGAACAATATCCTTAACCCAAGCACAGCAGTCACCTGAGAGATAGCCTTTATCTCCAAATTCTGCACCTTCGATGTTCTCTAAGCAGACAACACCTTTCAGAACCGTTCCATCGTCTAACTTCAAAGTTTTTGATGGGTCTGATGATGTTACTCTGTAAACGACATCTTTTGCAGTACCTAAAGGTACTCCGTTTGTCATTACCAAATCTCCTGGAATGTATTCTAACTCATTCATACGCTTTACTTTGCTATTAAATACACCATCCACAAGAACCTACAGATAACTTATCTTCCAGTTCGTTGCAGATGTTACGATACTCTTCTTCTGTGATATTGTATTTATGTAACACTTCCTTTGTTGGAGGTTTTCTGTCAAAGTGCATATCGGCACAAGCATAAGGCTCTGCGTCTTCATAATGATGGTCATATGTATCACCAAAATCATTTTGTTCAGCACTCTTTCCATTGATGGTGAATACCTCTAAACGGCAAGGTAATGAATGAAAAGGTTTGATAATTAATTTCATACGCTTTACTTTTTATCTATATTAAACCAAATTTCTCCATTCTCATCCTTTTCAAGAAGACCAACCATTTTTGCAAATATTTTAGGATTGAATGCGCAATATGTAGTTACATCATACTCGCCTTTAGCAACCTTTTTCATTCTGTAAGACTGCTTTTTGAACATCTTCTTCTGTTTTCTGTTCTTTGGCTTCAATCTTACAGTTGACTTTACATACATTATTTTGTCTTCATGAGATAAGCCAACTGACATGCTAGCATTTCCTGCCGTAGCAGTTACTTCTTTAGTTAGTCTGTCCATACTACTTACTCCTTAACTTCTTTAAAGACTATATTCTTGCCATCTGAACGAGAACCTGCATTACACTCGAAATCAAAGTATCTGGCACAACAATCACCTTTACGATTAAAGTAGCAATCATCACAATCAATTTCTCTAGATAGTTCTACAGCTTCAAGAGTAATGGTTACTCTTTCTCCAACTTTAAGCTCTTTCATAATCAAAACACAATTCTATAGTCCTTTCCTTTCAGAGAAGGTTTCTTACTGAGAATGAACTTCTTTAAAACTTCAAAATCTATCGGGAAGAGCGCACAATATTTATACTTTAATGTGCAGACAAATCTTCCGTTTAGCATAACATCAAATACAAAAGTACTCATTGCTCACCTCCTTTCTTTGGGAATAAATCATCTTTGTAAGCCCACTTATAAATGTCTTGCGTTCTACAAGCTGACTCCCAACCTTTACCAAAAGAATCATCAAAGTTATTAGAATCATAGTTATTAATATCCCAAAAATCTTTGTCTTCATCAATGTAGATAATATCTGTATGTTCTTCTGGCTTATCACTAATAGGATGCCACAAGCCTTTTAAGAACTCATTGATAGCCCACTTAGCACCTAGTCTAATAGCTTCTTTGATGTCCTCTTTGTAGAACATTTCCTCTTTAGCATCATTGTCGAAAACTACTTCTTCGCCATTTAACAGAAATCTATCTTCATAGATTTCTTGCTTGGCTTCTTCTATTTTCTTTTCGTCTATCATAATATATCAAATTTATACTGAAAACGTTTTTCTGTATCATTAAGTAATTTAACTAATGACTCATAAAAGGTTTTATCCCTACACAAACATCCTATATAAAACCCTAAACTGAATTCATTATCAAAAAACCTAAAGGTTGCATCTTTTGCTAAATCACGTGCTCGTCAACAATATTCAATTTTATCTTCTAATTCTTTAGCCCCTTTAATTGTTTCTATATCCATATTTAGTCCTCCATATCTTTTGTTGTACCTAACAATGATTCATTGCCGATGTAAGGAATGCAGAAATTCCAAGAACTACCCACACAGTGATAAAAAACATTAACACCATCGCTTTTAAAGCCAAATAGATCTACATTCCAACGTTGAGTATTTCGATTTCTTACCAACACCTTTTCAAATGGTTTGAGTTCAATCTTTGGCTTTAAGTTCACAATCATTTTCTTCTCAGCATCCCAAGCCTTGCCTTTCTTTGCTAAAGCGTCAAAGAGCTGCTGCTTCTCTGAGTCTGTGGCAAAATTCATTTTGCCCTCAAAAAATGTCCACGCACAAGGCAATGTAATATGACAATCTATTACACCTGTATTATTTGTTTGGAGTGCATGGAAAGCGTAATAATAGAAAGAACCTTCAATTCTCAGTCTATTAAAAATAAAAACTATATCACAGTTTTTCTTATGCATAGTTACTATATCTCCATCCTTGAACTCAGGCTGCTTATCAATCTCCAAAGTTTCAAGGTTTAGTTTGCCACCTAATTTTCTTTCAATCTCTCTGATATATCCACAGGCAACATTGTTATCTAACTTGTCAAACTTAGCTGTTTCTGCATTTAGTACGTCTTGGTAACCAACAATGCTATCAGAATAACATCCGTTGAACTCTGTATAATCATCAGATGCCCATTCTTTGAAAATACACAGAAGTCCACAACTATTGACAAGCAAATCTCCCTTCTTCCAGGCGAACTTAGACCAATCTCGCATTTTTTTTGAAGGAAGAAGAATCTGTAAACCATCAGGACATCCTCTTACTGTACCAAATTCGGAACAACCACGATGGCAAGTAGTATTATGACTTGTCTCCTTTGTACACCAAACTACAGTTTCTATATCTGTAGTGCTGATTGTATCTAACTCTACATCCATATTATATAACAAGTCATATAACTTAGTTCCTTGCGGCTTATCCTTTAGTATCTCTGCTATGTTAATCTTTTCTTCCATAACTAATTTCTCATTAAATGTATGTTCACTAACTTGCGTTCCAATTCTTTATGAAACACAGGATTATCTTGCTTTGATATATAGATGGTAGCAAAAATCTTACTACCATCTTCAAGCGTCAGAACCGCTTTTCTTTGTATTCTTGTTTCCATGGCAATTACTTCTCCTTTTTAAGTTTTTCTACCTCGTCAATAAATTTATTAACACTATATCCGCAATCAACGATAATCATTCCGCACCTGATAGCATCGCTCATCAGGTGCATTGAACTTTCGTTGAATCCACAGATAAGTGCTCCATCCTCCTCGGTATAAAGGTAAGTGTTAGTAAAGTTGTACGAACAGACACAAAGATTTAAGCCTTTCTCTTTTAAGAGTTCACGAACCTTTGGATTGTTTCGTCTAAGAACAACCATTTTCTTGCCTTTCTTGAATGCTTTGAGTGACGTTTTAGCGTTCTTGTGATACTCATAAACGCAAAAGCCTACCAGTACTATAGCTAACGATGTATAAAATATTGTTCCTACCATACGCTTTATAATTATTTTTTAAAAACTTTGTTTACGTCCATCTTATCAAGATTGACGCTTTTGATAGTATGCTTATCAGGATCCAGACCATTGTTCTTGCAATAGACTTTCCAACCATCAATACCAAGAGGAAGTTTTGATTCTTCCTCTTTCTGCTTTTTCTTCTCCAGTTCATTCTTTTTTTCTTCCTCAACACCTCTTGCATCCAGTAGGTCCTTTTCATATTTGATTAGCCCCTGCATGATGTCTTGAGGATTGATTGTGCCCTTGTTGTATAGTATTCCGTACTCGCCGTTCGAGAAAGCAAGGAAGAAGTAATCAAGTTCGCCGGGTGTTAAGTAGAAATATTTATTGCAGATTCTTAGAGCAAGCATCTGTATTTGGTATTCAGTAACCGTCTCAAAAGCTCCGAGATAAGTAAATAATTCTATCAGTCTGCCTTTTACCCAGCCAACAATCTTCTTAGTACCTTCTGTATTCTTGCGAATAGTCAGAATGGTTTTCTTTCCTTTCTCTATTGCTTCTGTGATAGACACAGGGCGAATATATCCTTCCCTATCACGTATTGTCGGTATTAGAGAGGATTCTTGCAGCTTTTGCTGCCAGGCTGTAAGTTCTGTGTTGCTCATCTGATATAGTTGGATATATTTCATCTTCCCACCTTTCCCCATTGAGATAGGTAAGTGGATGCATACGATAAGGTTTACGTTCCCCCTTGTATGCAGAACAAGGGATGCAGGAGTTTTCGATATAGAGCGGAACGGCTTTCATGCAAGCGATTTTCTTCTCGTTTGATAATCTGTTCCACTTTTCTTCGACTTTCTTTCTGCCTTTCTTGTAGGCGTAAGCATTCCAAAATTCTTCAAAAGAAGGTACATTACTTACTTCTTCTGTAAAGTCCTGCTCCTGATAATACTTGCCAGTTAGAGCAAACTGAGCACCGCTAATAAAAGCGGCTACCAGTTTGAGGTCTCCTTTGGCATATTTAGTTGCTTCCTTTCTAATTTCTTTTGGTAACATAAGCAATATTTTTTAGATTGTTACACCCAGCCGCCATTTGCCTCGATTTCTTTCTGACAATATTTCATTGCCTGTTCATCGTCTTTATCGGGTATCATTATTTCTCGGCTATTTGCAAAGTCAATAACGTTTCTAATAACAGACGATGCCTCTGCAGTATTGAGAAGTCCGAGAGGCTTGAATTTCGGATAGCCCTGCTTATCGTACTCCCCTGTCGAGAAGATATGAGGAGCGACGTTCTTCTGAATTTCTGATAAGGTCTGATAAAATGTCTGACCTATCTGACCAGAAAGATACGTGATGATGAAATTAAGGTACGCTTTCTGCAGGTCTGTTGCTATCGGATGATATTTTTTGATTTCAAGCGAATAGCCTGCCTCTTTAGCCTTGTCGATTTCTCTTAGGGCTGCTATATAGGTGCGGTAATCTTTAAGATTTGAATATAATGCCATAAATAATCTTTATTGAGTTTATAAGAGAAGTTCTATGTCTTTTTCGGCATAATAGGTCGGTATGCCTAACACCTGCTGAAACTTGTTTATCGCAAGTTCTGCATTAAGATGCCTTGCCGAACCATGGATGAGTACAATCTGTGTTGCTGATTTCTCAGCCTCGCAATCCTGTAAGAACTTAACGGCATGAGGTAAGCTCATGTGAGACAGACGGATGCGGTCGGCTTGACTTACTAACACTTTCCCTTCGTTGACTGCCTTATTAAGAAGTTCATCTTCGTAGTTGCATTCCATGAGATAGGTTTTGCAACCCTTGATGCAATATTTGAGATTATAACAATCTGTTGCAAAGAATATAGAGCCGTAGGATGGGTGATGAATCAGATAGCCGTAATTGACAACATCATGCTCAACATCAAATGGAGTCACTTTGAAGTCTCCGATTTGAAATGTGCTACCTATACATCTGGATATAACTCCAGAGTATTTTTCTGCCACTTTTTCGTTAGAATAAACGCTGATTCCAGCCTTTAGATATTCGGGGATATATTTAGCATGATCTCCATGTTCGTGGGACACGATGCAGCCAGATATACTACTTGTAGCGTACCAGATTGCTTTTTTAACTTCTCTGAAATGTCTGCCAGCTTCGAGCAGCAGGATTTCTCCTGTATCTGCTCGAAGGGCATACGAATTTCCTAATGAACTACTTCCGATAACTATCAGTTCCATTATTATTCCAATTTGAATTTAGGTTGTACTTCCTGTTGTTGTGGAGCGTCGTCTGTAGCCTGCTGGTTCAGAATCTCACCAGTTTCGCCATCAATACTGATTACTTTCTTTGCCCCGTCAAACTCTGCGTCACGCTGCTGCTCTGCCGAAACGAAAGGAGCCTCGTCAATGTTAAGAATATCATTATTCTCGATTGAGAGTTCTCCCCACTTTGACAGCAACTGGCGCAAGACAGTCTTGATTGCCATACTCTCGAAGTTTGCGAGCCAACCCACTCCATCGCCTGCGCTAAAACCAGCCTGCTTTAATGCGATTTCTTTCAGCGATTGAGCCGTTACGTTCTGGTTGTACTTGACGGTAGGGCTATACTGCTTTGCATAGGCGCAAACATCTTCCAAGGACATATAGAAAAGTTTTGAGAAACCATCTTTCTTCTCGAAATATGCGAAATATCCTACTGGGACGTTAGACGTTCTCTGACCTGTCAAGTCCAACTTGCCTCTAACCTTATCATAGGCTTTCAATTCTCCCTCATATACCACATCTGCATTGATGTTAGCATACTTGTTGGTTCGCATTGCGAGCTGCAAATATCCTCGGACACCGATAACGAGCGTAGGAGTCATTACACCCTTTGTCTTGAACGGAAGAATGTAGCACTGACCTAACTGCTTGTTGAGAGGAAGATGGAGAGAGGCTGCTTTGAGTGCCTCTGCCATGAGGTCGTTTGGCTTACACTGCATAAGTTTCTCATCAGAGGAGAAAAGTTCCATCAGGCTCGTACAGAATGTACCCTTGTTCTCACGCAAGGTATTCTGCAAGAGGGACTGATAGTAATTGCTATTCATTACGTCCTGAAAAGACTTTACCGCTACTGCCTTAGTTGAAGGCTGCTTTGCTACTGCTGTTTCTGTCATAATTTATCTGCTTAAAAATTTGATTAAATCTTCTTTTGTTTTGAAACATTCCGACTCTTTTCTCATTGGGAAGACCGGGAAATAATAGATGATGCAGGTCTTATCTCCGTGAGTTTCTGTTTTGATGCAGGAGATATTAGCTCTCTGTATCTTGTACCCATCGAGGATATAGACCGCATCGCCTATATTGAATTTGGTTTTAATCTCCATACTCAACCTCAATGCTATCAGTATTAGCTACTGCCAGTCTGATTTGCTGCCCACCTTGATAGATAGGAGAAAGATTGCTTTCGCAAGAATCAAGGACGATCGGGACGGAAACATTATAGATTTTTGAGAATGTGTATGCAATATCGAGTCCTGCATTAACCTTTGCCGCCGAATTGAGGTCGTGATAACAAACTCCGTCATGGTGGCATTCGCAATAAGGAGTCTTAACTCCATCAAGGTTCGCTCTGAACATACTCCACTTAACATAAGAGAAAAGCGAGTTGACTCTATCTTCAAGGATTTGGCAGGACTTCTGCTGATATTCAAGAGATACGTCAATCTTCTGGTCGAACTCGTCAATCTGTTTCTGATAAGTTATCTTGTCTGCCTTTGCCTCATCAATACGAGCGTTAACCTTGACGAATGTTTCTTTTTTAGACAGATGAGCGTTCAAGGCTTCGATATTCTTTGTGATTTCAGATTTTCTTTCCTCCAGTTCCTGAAGGATAGAGTTGTCGCCTTCGGTGTCTGGTTTTGCAGAAAGTTCCTTTTCGAGTTCTTTGATTTCAGAAAGGACGTTTTGATATTCTTCTTTCTCCTCAAGAATTGTTTTGTAACTCTTTGGAGTTTCAGCTTTGACATTCTCCAGTTCTTTTTCACTCTTTGCCAGCTGCTCATTTGCAGTTTTCAGAGAGTTCATGAGATTAGTGACGACATCCTTGTTCTTAGCCAGCTCATCTTTTGCAGCCGTGAAAGTTTTTTGAACCTCAGCAAAGTTTTCTTTCAGTTTCTTATTACCATCAGCAATAATCTGCTTGAATCGCTTATGAGACTCTTCTTTCATTTCCCTTACCTTGTCAATAGGTAAAGGCTGACCGCAATGAGGACAGATAGAATCATCATCATTCCACTGCCATTTCTTGCTATTGAGTTCGGTAACACTATCGTTGATGGAAGCAACCTCCTGCTTGCATTCATCAATCATCTTATTAAGATGTATTTCTGTTTCCGTGCAAGCCTTCATGTTTTGCTTTAAATCGTCAACGACCTGTTTTTTCTTAGAGTAGTCGGAAGATGCGTTGAGCAAATCAGACTCATGTTTTGTAACATTCTCATCTGCCAGGTTTCTTGCAGACTTCTCCATGTTGTCCTTGCGCTTGTTAGCGAACTCAATACGCTTTCTGATACCTTCCAGTCGTTGATAGTCTGCTCCTCCAGTTTTTGCGTCTGCAATCTTAGCATTAACAGAATCAAGTTCCTCGGTTGCTTTAGTCTTGTCGCCTTCAAGCTGGTCCCAATCTTCCTCCTGCGGAAGTACCTTGTTAAGTTCAGAGATACGAACTGGGATATTATCCAGTTGTTTTTGAACCTCATTTCTCTGATATTTGAGGGAATTGATGTACTCTTTGAATCCCTGCAGCTTTAATGCTTCAAGAATGGAATCGTACTTACTATCTCCCTGAGTAATATCATCGGTGGTTACATCAGGCACAATACTTTGCAAAAATGAACGCTGCTCCTCTGATTTAAGTGACGTGAAATAAGTTGCAGAAGAAAGCGTCCGAAAGAGAGTGAAATCACAAATAGAGTTTACCTCTTCTTGATAAGCAGATGCCGTAAGTACCGCTCCGTTGCAGTAATACTTGAAGGTATTCTTTATCTTTCCGTCCTTATCGACTGAATCTGTAAGAGTGCGCTTGAAGAGATAGCAGCAGCCAGAACCTTCATCTTCGCTACATTCCTCTACGATAACACTCAGTTCTACCTCATGAGGAATATCAAGGATAACTTGGTGGTCCTTGTCCCATGTCTTAATGTCGATTGACTTGCCGTTATGATCTGTGCCAAACAGACAATAAGTAATCGCATCAAAAATACTTGTCTTGCCAAGTCCATTTTTACCTGAGAGAGTCGTGATTTTCTCTCCAAACGAATACGTTGCCTCTCGAATGCCACGGAAATTCAGCATTGAGATTTTACCAAACTTAATCTTTTTCATCTTTATCTTTATTTTGAGATTGTAATTCCTTGTCGTATTGCTCGAATGCTTTAGCAGTAGCAATCGTAAACGTATCGCTATTGCGCATTGCGCTAAGGATGAGTTTCTGCATATCTTCTATTGGTGCATGAATCCAAGAGTATGCTTTACTCTTATTCTTGTCACCAATCAGCACGATACCACGGAAATGGTTTCCTATATCTCCTGCTTTATCTACTCGATCGAGAGTCTTTTTGACTTGACCGAAGAAATCTTGTCTGATATTTTTATTCATAGTCTTACAAAACCTGCCCACCCTCGAAACTAATCAAGAATGGGCAGTAAAAACATAATAAAAAAACTAAAAGTACGACAAACATCACTTATCGGTAGAACCAAGTCCGCTACGGTCGCCAACAACTAACCCTTTAGAAAGAGAGATATTTGGCACATAGACGAAACGTCCTTGGCAAATTCTGCTATTGTCTGCAATATAGAACTTGAACCCAAGCAGGCGAAGAATCTTCTGTCTTAATGTAAATCTACCAAACTTAACGATAGCGTGGACTTCTTTACAATAACCGGAATCAATAAGTCCGATAATCACATCTGCATCAATTCTTATGCTTGACTTCCAACAAGTATGCAGCCAAGATGGTGCTTTAATCGTTGCAATCATACCCTTGCCAGACTGACCGCTACGTGGCTGAATAATCAGACACATATTGGTAGGCAACTGAATCTTAAAACCAAGTGGGATAAATACTCGCTTGTTTTGTGTAACCTTGAAATCGTCACGCGTAACCAAATCATACGCTGCGGCATCTGTGTTTGCCTTCTTTGGCATAGAGAGAGGGTATGTTTCCTCTACAATAATTTTTGTTCCAATTTTGCTCATATATATTATAAAGTTAAGTTTTTATCTTTAAGGAGTTTTTCAACTTCTTTCTTATAGAACTCTATAAGCGCATTCAGCTCAAAGATAGACCAGCACTTCCGTTCTTGCCTTGCTCTTACTTCAACAAGATTAACACGCTGTTCGCCGATTTCTTTAATAAGTGCCCTTCGGTACATTTGAATATTTCCTTGGTTGAATATATTACATTCAACTCCTTGCGGTCGGCAATTATCTTCGCTGAATCGGGTTGACATGTAACGTCTCGACATATAATGTCCATTTTGGATATTCTTCCAAAAGTAAACTTTGCCACACGAAATACATCTGCAATATCCATTCTTATTAGAGTATTTTAGACGGATATAGTAACTAAACCATTTGTCAAGAATTGCAATTAACTTCGGCTTACTAAGTCCAGCTTTTGCTTTCTTCTTTTCCTGCTCCTTTTTGGCACTATCCCAAGGAGTTTTCTTTATTGGAGTCCTCTTTAGAGGTTTCTTTCTTCTAAGCATATACCTTATTATATATTATAGTGTGTCGTACTCGCCTTCGGGCTTACCCATATAAGCCGCCAGGCACTTTATTTTGTGATTAAGAAGATTAATCTTCCTGATCCTGTACTCGAATAGTTTGAGATTACTCCATCCGTCCATTTCGAGTAACTTGTATATTTCATTAACTTGTTCCTTATAGGAACGAGTAGAAAATAATCTAAGCATATTATTTAATTTTAAGTTTATAAACCCCTTTCTATCCTCACGGACGGAAAGGGAAAGGAATATTATAACAAATTATGCGATACTTATTCTTAACCTAAAAACACCCTCCCTGCCATTGCTGACAGAGAGGGCAAAACAACTAAAATAATAAATAAAAAAGAATTGTATATATAGACGAGGTTTTTGAACCTCAGAAAGTTTTATCTTTAAACCTCACTCTATCTTCACAGACCAAGTGAGGGTACTTATTTAATACTTATATAAAAATGAATGAAATATCTTGATAGGACTTTCGTCCCTAAATCTCTTTCAAAAGTCCCTCCTATTCTCACGAACCAGAGGGTGACACAAATATTTTCATTAACAATCATTTTAAACATGAGAAATTATTAAGCATAAAACAAGTCCACCCTATCCTCACGAACCGGATGGAAAGAGTAATCAATAAAATTGTGCATTTCAGAGCCACTGCCCTAAAATAATGTTTCACAACACAAACATAGATAATAGTTCTCGCTACGGAATCGAACCATCCTTTCGTGTTTGATAAGAACGTGTTAAGGTTTTACACAACTGAACCACGAATATGCCCATACACCAGCGAGATATTTTACGCTGAGGCTTCGTGCGCTACCACGAATTTAAAAGCCATGCTTACCCCTTTTGCGTAAAATGTATATTTTAGTACCTATTCTATTTCAAAATGTCAAAGAACAACTGCTAATTCTGCTTAACAACTGCAGACCTTGCCTTGTTTTAGATATAAAAATAAAGGTACGGTAAAATAGCAGCCCACGCTATCTGATTATGGTCGTGGCAGCAAACAATGGATGCAAATAATTATTCTTAAAACTGCCACAGGCTTACCGCCAGTATCTTTATAACATTATAAATAACAATATATCAGTTAGCACATCGGGGAGGAATCGAACCTCCGCACATCACAACCACTCTTTTAAAGGTCAATGTGGATTTAAAACGGAATAATTAAGAACGCATTTAACACTTTAAACTCTAACTTATGAAGACTAAGTTGACCTCGCTCTTACCACTGAGCTACCGATGTATGTAACCTCTTCTATTCATCACGAACCGAATGAGGTCTTGTTTTTAATCTCATAAAACATGAATGCAAACAAAAAATATCTTGATAGGACTTTCGTCCGTAATTTCTTTCAAAAACCCTCCTATTCTCACGAACCAAAGGGAAAAAATAATTTTCAATCATAATGTTGAGTAAAATCATGATGTGGATTTCATCAATTTCAAATTCCTATTTTAAAGCCTTCTATTCTCACGAACCAAAGGCTAAAAGATTCTAAAATTTATGAATACTTAAATTAATACTATGATATTATAATAACATCAAACGACATTGTAAATATTATGTGTGCAGTGCTTTTGTTATTCCTCCACCAGCACTGGATATTTCTCAACCAATATACCTCCAAATCTATTGCAAGCAACACTCCTGATGTCAGCAGCATTCTTGTTGTTTGTTCGGTAGGCAATCGCATTGTAAACTGCCGCTCGTCCGCAGCCTACGGCTTGAGCTATTTTATCAATTTTTGATTCCCGAATTAAAATTTTCGGTTTATATAACACTTTATCCATTTTATTTTTGTATTTTTGTAACATAAAACATTATCGCAAGAGTTATGAACTCATTTGCGATTGCAAAGATACTCATTTGATTTCAATGTGCAATCATTTGAGTGTATTTTTTATCACAACTTAAACTTTAAATACATAAATTAAGACAACATGGAGGAAATTATTAGCAGAATCAAAGAATATATTGACTACAGAAAGATAAGTGTTCGGGCTTATGCTAAAGAGATTGGCATGAGTCCACAGACTATAGGGCAGTATCTTAACGGCAAACGTCCAAGTGTATCGCTGGAGTTTGTTTATAACATTCTGAAGGCAGACGATAAGTTATCGGCTGAATGGTTAATCAGAGGACGTGGGGATATGTATAAAATAGACTCAAATGAGTACACTAAAGAGCTTGCAGCCATCAAGGTTCGTATGCTGGCGCAGGATGGAGTAATAGACAGACTAACCAAGATAATAGAAAGCAGAATGCAAAAGTAAAGGGAAAGAGCCACAAACTCTTTCCCTTTACTTATATATTATAATTTACCCTCAATATTGTCGAAAGCACCCATCACATCTTTATTGAGCGTTCTTGCGTATCTTGTGGTTTGTCTTAGCGTAGTATGCCCAAGAACTCTTGCAACAATATTGATAGGCATACCTTTCGATAGGAATAGAGTTGCAGCCGTAGCCCTGCCCATGTGACTATGTAGTCTTTCGACTCCAACCATCATGCCTACTACCTTTAGATAATCATTGTATTTCTGGTTTGAAATCTTAGGCAATCTGTACTTGTACTTCTTCAATATCTCCAAGGCTGGATCAAGCAGCTGGAAAACAAAGTCCGTATCAGTCTTGGTGCGCTTGGAATGATAGAACATCTTTCCGTTGACCTCATCACAATCAGCATACTCGAATGACATCAAGTCGGAGTAAGCCATGCCAGTATAACACTGGAACAAGAACAAATCCCTGGCTTGTGAGATATGAGGAACAGATATATCCAAGTCTTTGATTTTGTTAAACTGCTCCTCATTGATGCAATCAACGTATTGCTTTTCTCCCCGACCGATAGTAAATGGCAGATACTCATACGGACTCTTTTCAACAAGTCCGTCAATTACTGCATCATGAATGAATAGTTTCAGATACTTGTGATAATCGTAGATAGTACTTTGTGCCTTGCCCTGCTTGGTAAGGTATTCGTCCATTTCACGCACCTTAGCAACATTGCAATCGCTGAACGAGATAATTCTATCCCACGCTCTCAGAAAGCGAATGAATACCGCATAGCGTTTCTTGGTATGCTCACATACCTTGCGCTCCTGCATACGCTTTTCACAATAATCGGCAAATCTCATAGACTTGCTATCTTCTCCCCTCAAAAGTTCATCAACTCGGGATAGGTCGAAGATTTTCTCACTATTCATCTTGTAACAGACTTCTTCTGCTCGCTTAAACAATACATCAAGAGTTCTGTTTAAATCATCAGCATTCTTGTGTCTGATTATTCGATGTGTTTGGTCTGACCACTGGCTTGGGGTAATCAATATACCAGTTGATACATACTTTCTCTTCCGGTTGCAAGTGAACCGGATTTCAACAGAAACTGGCTTTTGAGAGGTGCCACGCTTTAATCTGTTGTAAATTAATGTTAAAGTTACTTTTTCCAT